CGTGACCTTCGACGTGGCGACGAACCCGGTCGGGTCGGACAGGGTGATGCTGGTGGCTCCGGCAGCGCCGATAGCGACGGGGGTGGTGGTGCGCCCCAGCTCCCTGGCGATGCCGATGACAGTCTTGTACGTGCTCTTGGGCATGCCGAAGAGCCCCCTTTCGGAGGTGCGTGGTGGGGTGGGGTGGGGCTAGACGGATGCGTCAGATTTGGGCGTAGATCTCAACGCGCAAGGTGGCAGTGCAGCGCCTGCCAAGATGCTCGTCTTCGAACGTCGAGGAGTAGTCGAGGCTGATCGGGTTCGCCTGGGTGACCAAGCCGCCGAGGGACGGGTCGAGACGGACGGCGTCGACAGCGACCGCGGCAAGAGATGCGGCGCGTTCCGTGACTGCCTGCGGGTCATCGCCGCCTTGGAAGGACTCGACGACGATCTCTAGCTGATACGTCTCGTCGAGCCAGCCTTGTGCGCCGCTCCCGACCATCCGGAGGGGCGCGAACGTCTGGGTGACATCGCCGACCATGACGATGTCATTGGGGAGGTACGTCCCGGGCCGGTCGTAGCAGACCAGCACGGGCTGGGCGTACTCGCTCCGGGCCTTCAAGGCTGTGAACAGGTACGCCTTCACGGCAGGGACAGTGCTGACCGGGATGCTCATGCGATACCGGGGATCCGGCGCGGCGACGTCGGTGTCGAGGCGAGTAGCTCAGCGACGAAGTTCGGAACCAGATAGGACCCTGAGACGACCATTCCGCCGTCAGGGCCACCGGAACCGGCGAAGGAAGGTCGGCCGCCCTGCTGCGACCGCTGCCACCAGTACCGCACAAGCTCAAGGGCACCGAGTCGGACCGCCGGGGGGACCGTTGCCATGCCTGCCGTGTAGGAGACGACGATCGCACGATCGCCGCCCATGAACGGGATCGGCTGACCTGCGGCTCCTCTGCGGAGCAGGATCCCGCCGTTCACGTCGACCAGCTCGAACCCGTAGTTGTCGACGGTGGCGCTCTGCGGCTGAGAAGTCAGGGTGAACGCGGTCTGCCCGACGTACTCGATGACGCTCGTGACCGCGATGACGGGCGTGTACTTCAGGGCGATCAGGTTCGTTCCGCCGTCATGCACCTCGTTCGTGATGGTGCGTTGCGTGATGAAACCTGCGATGTCTTCGACAACGGGCGTGACCGCGTCAACGAATCCTTGAAGTTCGCTGTCTGACGTGGTGTTGGCGGTGGGGATGTTGAGGTGGGCCTTAGCGTCGGCCAACGTGATGACCGCCACGGGCTGCTACTCCTGCGGGGCGACGGCAGTCTCGAAGCCGCCCGTGTCAGGGGCAACCGCGCGCTCCAGCGGAGCGGACTCCTCAGCAGGAACCTCAGCGGTGTCGCCGGAGTCCTCGTGCCAGCCGAAGTCAGCGAGTTCCCGCTTGATGTCAGCGACACGGTCCTCACGTCCCGCGAGAACGTGCCGTTCCATCTCGTGCAGCAGGCCGGCGATGTGGTCGTTACTCATGTAGCGGGTACTCCTTCTTCTGGTGGCATACCTGGCAGGGGTCGAACCTGCGGGCATCGGTTTTGGAGACCGGGCCACCGCCAACGGCTCAGGCACTCGGTTTGCGTAGCGGGAGCCGGATTTGAACCGGCGATCTCGGGCTTATGAGGCCCACGGGGACGGCCGAACTCCCCTATCCCGCCTGGCCCACCGGCCCGACCGTCGCAAGGACAGTCGAGCCGGTGGGCGTCAACTAGAAGGCGTACGGAACGAGGCCGGTGCCAGAGATGACGGAGACGCTGGTCGTGTAGCGACCCGGGATCTGCGCCGAGTAGGCGTGCGCCCGGAACAGCACTCCCAAACTGTCCGCGTAGGTAGCGGTGAACGCCTCGGTCTGAAGCGCCCCCTCCCACAGCCGGAGGTCCGACCGGACACCGACGAGGACGACGTCCTGGTTAGTGCCGGCACCGATGTTCGACGGGATGTTCGCATCGGTGATGACGGGCAGGCCCAGCATCGTGCCGACGTTGCCCTGAGCGATCACGCCGTCAGAGACGGCGATCGGGTTGAACGCGGTCATGCTCGGAACGACCAGGGGGCGGCCGTTCGCGTCAGACGCACCGAGGAAGCTGTTCCAGCGAGCCGGGGTCATCCAGATCACGTCAGGAGCGACGAACCGGGTCGTCTCGATGCCCGCGATAGCACCAGCGATCTTCGAGTACAGCTTCGCCGGGGTCGGCGAAGCGTCGGTGTAGGTCACGTTCGTGGTGCCGTTCGCGGCGAAGTACGTGTACACGCCGAGGAGGTCACCGGCGGTGCCGGTACCACCGATGACGGCCTTGTCGAACGTGCGGGCGTAGTCCGCAGCGAGGTCCGCGAGGACGACCTCGTCGAACGGGATGCCGCTCTGCTGGAGGAGCTGCATCGCGACGACCTGCTTGCCGCCGTAGGTCGAGATGCCGGAGGTGACGAACCCGGTCGTGAGGTCCGTCTGGGACAGGGCCGTGTTGTTCGTGGCCTGCTTCGCCGTGGAGGTACCCGTGAGGATCTTCGGGAGGTTCACGGACGAGATGCCAGACGGAAGCGCCATCGGGCCGATGGAGTCGGCGAACTTCCTGCCGGCGCGAGCCAGGGCAGCGAAGTCGCTGATGATCCACTTCGGGGGCGCGAAGTCGCCACCGAAGCCGGCGGTACCACCGGACGCGGGGACGGTCGACAGGGCGCGAAGCTCCTTGTCGTTACGGATGAGGCGCTCCATCGCGGAGCGGTCACCGTTCGTCCGGGCGTTGAACAGGTCGCGGAAGTAGGAGTTCTCGACGTCGCCCTTGCGGTAGACGGTCGGCTCGCTCGTGACGACTGCGGGGGAAGCGACGACGGCCTTACCGGCCTCGCCGGCGGCCACGCGGGCCTCAGCGGCGCGGGCCTCACGGTCCTCCGCGGTCCGGACCTCGTCGATCCGCGCGTCGGTCTTGGTGATCTCGGAGAGCTTCGCGTCGAACGCGGTGCCCTCGTCGTCGGTCATGGAACGGGACTCGGCCTCGGCGGCCGAGACAATCGCCTCCATCTCGGTCTTGAGCGCAGCGCGCTTGGACTGGAGGGTTTCAAGAATGGTCATGCTGAATAGCCCCTTTCGAGGGGTGGCAGTGGAGTGGTGTGGGTTGGGTGTGTTGCTTCGCCACTCGGGTGCCAGCGCCAGGCCACACGGGCACCACGGAGACGTGGGCGCGTGCAGGCAGGGACATCGAGCCGTGCGCGATTTCTTGCGGTCTTAGAAGGCCCTACAGGGCCGCGAGTGCCATTCGGGCGCGGGCATTCCGGGCCGAACGGCCCTTGTCATCAGGATCAGCAGGGACCTGAGTACCGACGGCCTCAGCGACCGCCGCCGCGACCTCGTCCAGAGACGAATCAGCCGCCGACAGCGACTCCAGAGCGTGTGTCAGTCGAGCGACGTTCGCCGCCGAAAGGACGCGGCCGGCTCGGATCTCCGCGGTCATGGCCTCAACCAGTTCAGCGGTCGCCACCTGGCGGGAACGCTGCACACTGATCGACGTCGCCGGATTCGCCGGGTGAGTCACAACAGACACGTCGCCGTCATGGATGTTGAGGGCGTTGAGGGATCGGTGGCTGTAGTCGTCGCTCCAGGCGTCCCCGCCCTTTGAGACGCGGAAAGCGAACGACATCGCGTCGAGGTCCCCGCGGTTGATCGCCGAAACGATCCCTCGCGCGGTCGGGTTCTCTGTGTCCAGCTCCGCACGCATGTGCAGACCCGTGGAGTCCTCAGCGAGCTTCAGCGTCCCCGACTTCGTCCGAGCGAGCGGGCTGCCGCTGTGGTCGACGAGGAACCGCACGTCAGGGCCGCTGTCGAGGCTCCTCTTGAAGGCACCGGGCATGACTTCCTCGCGGAAGTGCCCCATGTCGTACGGCTGGGAGAACGTCGATGCGTAACCCTCTAGGGTCGCCACGCCGGCCGTCTCGCGCATTTCGTACGCGAGGGGCGCGTACCGCCTTACAAGGTCGTCACGCATTAGGCGTCACTCCATCCAGAGCAGAAGGAACGCCTCGTCGTCACGGCGTTGTTTGAGGGTTCGGAACACTTCGGC